TCGCCGACGGCGGCGGCGACACCGTGGCGCCGGGCGCCTTCGCACAGTCGCTGCGCCGGCGCGGGCCCGCACAGGTGCGGATGCTGTACCAGCATTTCAGCCACGCCCCGATCGGGGTGTGGGAGGAGATCGCCGAGGATCGCAAGGGTCTGTACGTCCGGGGCCGCCTGACCAGCGATATCGAACAGGCGCGCGATATCGCCGCGCTGTTGCGCGATGGCGCGTTGAACGGCCTGTCGATCGGCTTTCGCACCCAGCGGGCGCAGCGGCAAACCGCCGGCCGCCTGCTGCAACAGGTCGAGCTTTGGGAAATTTCGGTGGTGACCTTTCCGCTGCTGGCGGGATCGACCGTCACCGCCATCGGGCAACGCCGGGCCGAGACGGGCCTGGCGGATCTGTTTCGTCAGGCAAGCCGCGCCCTTACTGCCTGATTGTTTTCAGGGCGCTCAACAGGAGAAAGCATGGAACTGGAAACCAAGGCTGTCGACGGCAGCCAGCATACGTTCGAGATCAAGGCGGCCTTCGAGGATTTCCTCGCCGGCTTCGAGGCCTTCAAGGACGCCAATGATGCCCGCCTGAAGGGCCTGGAAAAGCGCGGCGACGTGCTGGATACCGAGAAGGTGGCGCGCATCGACGCCGCCCTGACCGAACAGAAGCAGAAGCTGGAGGCGCTGATGCTGGAAGCGCGCCGTCCGCTGCTGTCGGGCGAGCGCAAATCGTTCGATCCGGCGCTCGATTCCCGTCTGGCCGAGCGCAAGGCAGCCTTCGACCGCTATGTGCGCAAGGGTGATGGCCTTGATATCGAGGTCAAGGCGATGAGCGAAGGCTCCAACGCCGATGGCGGCTATACCGTGCCGCTGGAGATCGAGCGCACCATCGACCGCGTGCTGAGCCAGGCCTCGCCCATCCGCGCCATCGCCAGCGTGCGCGCCATCGGCGGCGCCAGTTATCGCAAGCCCATCACCACCGCCGGCGCGGCCAGCGGCTGGGTCGGCGAGACCGGCAGCATCAGCCAGACCGATACGCCCACCCTGGCGGCGCTGGATTTCCCGGCGATGGAGCTCTACGCCATGCCCGCCGCCACCCAGGCGCTGCTGGACGATTCCCAGGTGGACATCGAGCAGTGGCTGGCCGACGAGGTGCAGATCGTCTTCGCCGAACAGGAAGGCGCGGCCTTCGTCAACGGCGACGGCTCGGCCAAGCCCAAGGGATTTTTGGCCTACACCAACGTGGCGGACGCAAGCTGGAGCTGGGGCAAGATCGGCTATATCGCCTCGGGCGCCGACGGCGCCTTTGTCGATGACGACGAGGCCCCCGCCGATGCGCTGCTGAACCTGGCCTACGCGCCCAAGCAGGCCTATCGCGCCAATGGCCGCTGGGTGATGAACCGCAAGACCGAAAGCGCGGTCAGGAAGTTCAAGGACACCAGCGGCAATTACATCTGGCAGCCGGGTGCGGCGGCGGGCCAGCCCGCCACCATCTTCGGCTATCCGGTGACGGAAGCCGAGGATATGCCTGACATTGGCTCGAACAGCTATTCCATCGCCTTCGGTGATTTCGCCCGCGGCTATCTGATTGTCGATCGGGTGGGTATCCGCGTGCTGCGTGATCCCTACAGCGCCAAGCCCTATGTGCTGTTCTACACCACCAAGCGCGTCGGCGGCGGGGTGCAGAATTTCGAGGCGATCAAGCTCTTGAAATTCTCTGCGTCTTGATTGGTTGAACCCCCTTGCGGTTTCAGCTTCCGCTCGCCTCCCAAGAAGTCGGCTTCGCACGCTGAAACCACCTCCCCCTTCCTGGTGCCGGCGCACCAAAGGGGGAGGCGGGTCTCTGGCATTCCCATCGCGGCCTTGCGGCCGCGTGAACGCGGCGTTTGCCGCGCGGCCCTCGCGATGTTTCCCCGCATCGCGAGGGTTTTTCTTTCAACCCCTCCGTCGGCAACTCGGTCGGCTCCGCCGACACAGCGTTGCCGACACCTCCCCTTCCGGCGCGCCATGCGCGCGAAGGGGAGGCTGACTTTGCGGAAACGAGACATGTCCCTGCAACTGACGTCGCCGCCCGCGGAAGAGCCGGTCAGCCTGGCCGAGGCGAAAGCCTGGCTGCGCGTGGAAAGCGGCAATGACGAGGACGAGTTGATCGCGTCGCTGATCGCGGCGGCGCGGGTGCGCTGCGAATGGCACACCGGCCGCGCCTTTGTCACCCAGGGCTGGACCCTGTGGCTGGATGGGCTGGGGGGCGGCACCGTCGCGTTGCCGCTGCCGCCGCTGATCGATGTGACCGCTGTGACGCTCTACGGCGCCGATGATGCGGCGACGGTGCTGGACGCGTCGGACTACCGGATTGATGCGCCGGGCGGCCGTTTGATCTTTTCTTCGCCGCATCCCGGCCTTCGCGCCGCAGATGCGGTGTCCATCGTCTTCACCGCCGGCTATGGCGGCGCGGCCGATGTGCCCGCGCCCATCAAGAGCGCGATCGGGCAGACCGTCACATGGCTTTACGAGCATCGCGGCGGCGATGCGGCGCCCATGCCGCAAGCCGCGCTGGCGCTGTTGGCGCCCTATCGCGCGGTGCGCCTGTGACGGCCCCGGCAATGTTCCATTCAAACAGGAGTGCAAGACGATGACGGCCCAGCGCGGCAGGGACCTTCTGATCAAAATCGGCGACGGCGGATCGCCGGAAAGCTTCACCAGCGTTGCCGGGCTGAAGGCCACATCGCTGGCGTTCAACGCCCAGACCGTGGATGTGACCAACGCCGATTCGGCCGGCATGTGGCGCGAGCTGCTGGAAGGCGGCATCAAATCGGCCAGCCTGTCGGGCAGCGGCGTGTTCAAGGACGCGGCGTCCGACGCGGCGCTGCGCCAGGCGTTTTTCGACGGGACCACGATGAACTATCAGGTGGTGGTGCCGGGCTTCGGTATCGTCGAAGGACCGTTCCGCATCACCCAGTTGCAGTATGACGGCCCCCATGACGGGGAGGTGAAGGTCTCGCTGGCGCTGGCGTCCGCCGGCGCGCTGGCCTTCACGGCTGCATCGTGATGGCCAATCGGGCGCGCGGCGAGGCAGCGCTGGAAGCCGGCGGGCGGCAATACACCCTGCTGTTGACGCTGGGCGCGCTGGCGGAGATCGAGGACGGGTTGGGGCTGGACGACCTGTCCCAGGTCGGGGCGCGGCTGGCGCATACCCGCGCCGCGGATCTGGCGATCGTGGCGGCGGCGCTTTTGCGCGGCGGCGGGCACGACATGTGCCCGGCCGAGGTGCTGCGGCTGCCCTGCGACCTGGGGGCGCTGGTGCGCGCCGTCACCGCCGCGTTCGAGGCCGCCGGTCTGGTCGCGGAGGCGAATGGGGACGCCATCCCTTTTCCTGGAGCGAGCTGATGGCGCTGGGGCTGGGGCGCCTGCGGCTCGCGCCCCGCGATTTCTGGGCGCTGTCGCTCAGCGAATGGCGCGCGCTGGCCCTTGGCCATTTCGGCCGCGCCCAGCCGGCGATGACGCGCGGCGACCTTAGCGCACTGATGAAGGCCTATCCTGATGGCGAATGATACGGTGAACACCTCGCTGGCCGCCGCGGGCCAGGCGCTGAACGACTTCGTCGCCGGCCCGGTGAACGCCGCCGCCGGCAGCATAGAGCGGGCGGTGGATCGCAGTTTCAACGCTGTGGCGAATACCATTGCGCGGGCCGCGCTGTCGGGCCGCCAGTCGATCTCCGCCCTGACGGCGTCGGTGCTGGCCGATTTCGACCGCATCGCCGTCAGCCAGTTCATCGTCAAGCCGGTGGAGAATCTGGTCTCCTCGGTGGTGGGCTCGATCCTGCCCGTGGCGGGGGCGCGCGCGGCGGGCGGGCCGGTGGCGGCGGGCCAGACCTATCTGGTGGGCGAAAAGGGGCCCGAGCTGTTCACGCCACCCAGCGACGGCGCCATCACGCCCACTGCGGCGCTGCGCGGCGCCAGCGTGACGGTCAACATCAACACGCCCGACGCACAGAGCTTCCTGAAGTCGAAAAGCCAGGTCGCCGCGATGCTGGCGCGGGCGGTAAATCAAGGGCAGCGCAATCTATGAACTTCCACGACGTCAGCTTTCCACTCTCCATTGCCTTTCATTCCGCCGGCGGGCCGGCACGGCGAACCGAGATCGTCCCGCTGGGCAGCGGCCATGAGGAGCGCAACGCGGTGTGGGCGGGATCGCGCCGCCGGTTCGATGTCGGATCAGGCCTCAAAAGCCTGGACGACATTCATGCCGTGATCGCGTTCTTCGAGGCGCGCATGGGGCGGCTGTATGGCTTTCGCTTCAAGGACTTCAGCGACTGGAAATCCTGCGCGCCGGGCACGGCCATCGGGCCCGTCGACCAGCAGATCGGCATCGGCGACGGCAGCCTCACGCAGTTTCAACTCACGAAGACCTATGCCTCGGGCGTGGGAAGCTGGACGCGCTCCATCGCCAAGCCGGTCGACGGCAGCGTGCGGGTGGCATTGGAGGGCGAGGAAGTCGCCGGCGGCTGGGCTTGCGATGCCGCCACCGGGATCGTGACATTCGATACCGCGCCCGCATCCGGCGCGGTGGTCACGGCCGGCTTTGCCTTCGACTGTCCGGTGCGGTTCGACAGCGACGTGCTGTCCATCAACCTGGCGAATTTCGCGGCGGGGGAAATTCCTTCGATCCCGCTGGTCGAGGTGCTGCTGTGAAGACGCTTCCCGATGGAATGCAGGCGCATCTGGATGGCGGCGCCACCACCCTGTGCTGGTGCTGGCAACTGACCCGCCGCGACGGCGTGGTGCAGGGCTTCACCGACCACGACCGCGATATCAGCTTCGATGGTGTGACCTTCGGCGCGGTCAGCGGCT